GACCATACTCTGCAAGAGTAATAGTTACAGATGTTGGTGTAGACATTGCTACTGCATCTGGGTCAGTTGTTTCTGTGAGTGCTGAGGTTGCAGCAGCCAAGTCAACGTAACGTTGTAGAACAACTGTTGAACCTGGGATTGATTGCTTTGCTGGGCGCTTATCTGCAACAGAACGAATTAGTGGTTCTGAGCGGAGAGCGAATTCTAGAAGGCGGTCATATGCCTTCTGGACAACACCAGCACCACCAGCGGTACCTCCGAGATTATCGGATGCTGTTGATACGTATGCCATTTCGTCACCTCCAAGTGACTAGAAACTATGATTATTATGGTTGCGAATGAATTAACGCAATGATTTCCTCAGCGGATTCCGCATTGGCAATCTTCATGTCTAAATCATTTGCTCGGCTTGGCACTATGCCCTGATGTGTAACTAAGTCTTGCTGTCTCAATTGAGCACGGCTAACTTCCTGTTCAGTCACATCCGCTTGGTCAACCTTAATTCCGAACAAGTCCGCGTTATCGCTTAACCAGTTAGAAACTGATTCTTCGTTAACTTCGTCTAGGTCTTTTAGAATTAATCTGGCTGCCTTTGTGTTGACGCCTTTTTGTTCTAGGACTTCTTTAACGGTTCGCTCACGCTGCGCCTTGGTAAATGTCTCAAGTTGCTCAGTGAGTTCCTTAATACGTTTTTCATCTGAACGCTTGGCTTTACGTAACTTTTTAAGTAAGTCACTGCCATCGTTTAGTGTGTCGGTATCTAGGTCTTCGTCTTCTTCGTCATCCCAGTAGTTGTTGCTCATAGCAACTGTCCACCCTTCTATTCGTTTAGTCGCAAACCGCAATATCATTAGGGGAAATGTATTGGCTTTTGCTACCAGTCTTATACGCTGACGGTGCTGGTCTACCCGTTCAGGAATTTAAAATGCGCCTTGAGTTCCGCCAGTGCCTAGCGAGAACTTATTGCTTCCAGATGAACCCTGGAAACGGGCGCGTTCTTTTTGCTTCAACTGTTCTTGTTGGTTGATAGCCTCAGCAGAGTTCTTCAAGAAGATATCTTCTGCAGTCTGTTGTGTAAATCTTTGTCCGCCCTTATCTAGTTCAGATAGGAATGTTCCGCGAGGAAGAACCTGAGCAATGTTAGAAGCAGCAGCAGCAGCCTGCTCTGTGCTAACTCCCATTGCTACGTAATTCTCTAGCGATGCAATATCAGTTGATAGACCTTGGCGATAGAATGCGCCACCAATCTGTGCAGCCTGAGCCTTAACTTCCAACTTAGGTAAAGTCTCTTTAGGCGCCAAGAAGTAAGACATAATGTCTTTATCTGTGAGCATAGGATACAAGTTCTTAATTGCTTTCTTTGTATCTGTATCACTCATAGCCAAAGTTTGGGCTATTTGAAATCTACGCTTTACCTCAGTTGGGGCTACAGTGTTTCCAATAAACTTAGCAAACTGTTCTTGGGCTGTTTCTGCGCTATCTCCAAGTAATTCTTTCATTCCAAACGAAGAGTAGATTTCAGCATAGGCATCTTCTAAATTTGTATAAGTAGCCTCATCATAAACATTTAGTCCAGCCTTAAGGCGTGCCTCATTACCAGCAAATCGTTTCTTATATTCGTTAGTCTGACGTAGTTGTAACGTAACTTGAGATGTAGGTGTACCACCAAGGATAAGTTCTTTAACTTGGTCTGCTAGTGAGCCAAGACCATACTTATCAAATTGTGTCTTAAGAACAGCAAAGGCAGAGGTACGTTCTGTTTGTACTCTGGCTGCTGATTCTTGGTCTGCTAGTTGCCTGGCATATGCTTCAGCAGTTAGGCTTGCAGTTTCTGTGGCTGGAGCACTTCTATAACCCCCACCGAAGTCTCCTCCACCAGTATCTCCACCAGTACCTACACCGCTACCACCTTCTGGTGGCAATCCTTCTCCTGGAAGTTGACCCGTATTTGGGTCATACCCTAATGCTTTAACAATGTCATTTAAAGCAAGATTAGCATCTTGTGCTTTAGCCAATAATGTTCTTGCTAAGTTTATCTGTGACTTATTGCCTGATGCAATAGCGTCAGCAAGAGCCTGCTTTCCAGCAGCAATACCAGAGTCAGATTGCTTAATAGCATTCTGAACAAAAGAGCCATCAACTTTAGATGTATTGGCAACACCAGCCTTGGCTGCAGTTGCTATCTCTTTGTCAGTAATCTTTGTGCTTTTAGGAAGAGCCTTTTCAACTGCCTTAGTAACAGCAGTAGTTTTAGCAGCAGCACTTTTTGCTTTATCTTTTGGACCAGCCATTTTTTACCCCTGATATCCGAAGTCGCGAAGGATTCTTAAAGTTGTGTCTCCAAATTTTTGATTTGCTTCATCAGTAAATTGCCAATCTGGATGATTGTTTGCAGCAATATCCATTTCCCAAAGGGTACGAAGTTCGCCTTTATCATTAAAAGCATTCTTCTGTAGCCATGGGTCTTTCATAGTTATGTCTGTCTTCTGAAGTTTTGTATTTAATTTATTGACATATGGGTCATATACATTCTTCAGAGTTAAACCTTGGTCTACCAACTTCTTAACTGATTCTGGTTGACCAACCATTGCTGCTGTTTTAATTTGATTCTTAACTGCCTGAATGTTTTCGCCTCTATCAAGGCGCTGTAGCCAATCACTAACGGTAGATGTTCCAAAGTCTTTCTGGATATCTACACCAAAGTCCAAACCATATTCTTGTAGTTGCTGTAGGTAGTCAGCACCTTTGCCTCTTTGCTGGTCTTTGCCAGTAAAGGTAATGGCTTTATTAAAGTAAGCATTAATGTAAGCAGAATCTTGCTCTCTACCTACGCTATAAATTTCTGTTGCATAACGGGTTAAGTCACCCTCTGAGTAGCCTAATCCCTTGCTGGTTAATGTTTGACGGAGAACATTCTTGAGTTCTTCTACGCCACGACCATAGGTAGTCTTAGATGTATCCTGACCAGCAGCAACGAGTTCATCAAATTGACGACGCTCAAAGTCGCGAGAACGAATATCAGTTGCATTCTTTTTAGCCCAAGTAGTTGACTCTAACTTCTGTTGGAATAGTGATGCTTCCCATCCTTCTTTAACAGCAGTCTCTAGGAGTCGACGCAGTTCTTGGTCTGTTTCAAAGATTGTGTCAATGTTGGCAAGGTCTGCATAGTAGTCAATTGTCTTACCAGCATTTGGGTTTTTTACTTGTTTGCCCGTTTTGGAGTCGTACCACTTATCTTTTACTGGGTCATATACGGCTGACATTATCTAACTCCAAACGAATTCTTAAAGACTGAGTAGTAATCAAGTACTTGCTTTTCTTTAGCAGCATCTGTTTGTGAAATCTGGCTAATCAAGAAACCAGTTGGGTCAATCCCAGTTTTGGTTACATTGCTAACGCTTCTGCCCTGCTCATCCTGTGTAACTGTTGTTTTTTGTGGCATCTTCTTCTGCATTGCTTGAAGAACGCTGATGCCTTCTTTTAGTTTTTGCTGAGGGTAATTCTTTCCAGTCAAAGACTGAGCCACCTGGTTAAGCACTCTAGTTGCTGTTGTCTCATCAAAAATTTCTGTATCTGTTCTTGTATAAGACATGCCAGAACCAGTACCACGTAGTCCAGATAAGTACTCATCCATGGTAGGCAATTCTTTAATCTCGCCATTCTTAATGGCAATAGTATTATCTGCTGTGTATTTTGCTACAATACCATCTAAAGCATTTAGAATTTTTCCTCTGTCAGCATTGGCTGCGCCAGTCATTGCACCTGCATCTGCAAGTTTCTTGGCTAGTTGGCTCTTACCGCCATACTGCTTGACTAACTGAGTGTAATACTTATTGACTACTTCATCTGTAGTTCCAAAAGCAAATGCTTTATCTTGCTCTGGTTGTTGGCGTAGGGTAGAGCCATCATATGCAGCGCCACCTTTTTTGCCTGGCTCAACGTAAACATACGCAGCCATTGCAGTTGTTCCCTCACCTTTAGGGTTTGGGAATCCATATTGAACGGTTCCATCTGCGCTTACGCCAGCCTTAGCAAATTCATTTGCAACGATTTGCTCATCTGTCAAAGGAAGTGTACTGCCAAGACCGCCAGTGCCATCAGATTTAGAATTCTTAATGTTATCTATTTCTTTTTGTTTTGCTGCTGCTTCTGCAGTTTTGTTTTGACGTCTTAAAGAATCGCGTTCATACTCAAGTTGCTTGATAGCAGAATCATCTTTTTTCTTTTTCTTGTCTGCACTTTTGGCTTCTTTGACACTTTTATCTTTTGCATCAATTTCTGCCTTAATTTTTTTCCACTTAGCATCGGCAGCGGTGTATTCTTTTTGAAGCGTGTCAAAGGTTGCCTTTGTCTTTTTATATGCCGCACTATCTTCGCCTTGCTCAGCAGCAATTCTATCCATTAAAGCGGCAAGACCCAAATCTCTACGGTCTTTAGCACCATAAAGTTTTAGTCCTAATTCAGAAACTTTGTTATACGCAGAAACGTAATCAGGATAATCCGAATATGCCATTAGCCAACCGCCTTATATGAGTCTCTTGAGTAATACTTGAGTATTGAATTAAACACTGCTCTTGATGCTTCTCTAATTGCTGAGTCACCAGTAGACAACTCGCTTAGAATTTGTTCTACCTTCTGGCGATACATACGCTTTAGAGTAGTTCGGTTTTGCAAGGTGCCAACGTTTGGGTCATTAATGAAACGTATAAAGTCATCCATTGCAGCAACTGCTGTTTTCATTTTAATGCGTGTTGCTGGGTCAATTGGTGCATCTGGTGCTGCAACAATCTGACGAAGGCTTGTAAGCATTCTTTCTTCTGTTGCAATTTCGTTTCCTCCACCAGTAATGGCGGCAAGAAGCAATGGGTTGTGGTTAAGCAAACCTTGTCGAGCATCGGCTGCTTGCTGAATAATTAACTTACGATTAGATGTAAGTGTTTCTTTGCCCATTGATTCGTCGAGCCATGACCCTATGTCGTAATACTTCTGTTTATCTTGTGCTACCATTACATCGTCATAGTATGTCTCTAGTGACTTATCTTTAAGAAGTCCTGCTGCTTGCATCCAGTTGTAAACACCAGCGTTAAAATCGCCTGTATGAGGACCGAAGATATATCCAGCCTCACCGTATGTTTTAATAAAGTTACTATTATTCAAAGACCAGTTACGCATATTGTTAGTCTTTGAGATAAGAACCTTAGTCTGCTTCTCATCGCGTGATACTGTGTAAACCAACTTGCCTGGGTTCTCGCCAGTAAAGATAGCCATTGCCATCTCGTATGGGTCTTGAACATCATCGCCATACTTTCTATTGATAGCCTCAAAGATATCCCAGAACTCTGAACGTAATCCTGTTATGCCATTTTCAAGTAGGTAACTTGGAACATCCTTGCTCTCCTGAGCAGTAGGTGTTACTGGAGATATAAGACCAAGGACAGAACGTAGTGCCACAATATTGTGTGCTGAAATACGAATGTTCTTTAGGTAGTCATACTTCTCGCGGTCAGTTGCATCTGGCTTTAGGTATATACCTTTTGCTGCGTTGTAAGCAATAGCCTGTTGTGCAGCAGTAACCTCTTGACGTGTCTTCTCATTGATAGGAAGAGTTGCCCAGATTCTTGAAAGAGATGAAGGAACAATAGCGCGGACAATATCCATATTGTCGCCAATGTTTCCTAATGCAATATTATCAATCTCTTGTGCTGCAACTTTGGCGCCTGGGATTGGCACAACGCTAAGAAGGTTTCTTATTTGTATTGCTCCTAGCGCTGCAATAGGACCAGATAGCGTAGGTAAACCTGCATCTGGAGAGAACGATGGGTTAGCCATAACTAGTTTAAATGTAAAGTCATTAAACATTGGCTGCTTATAACCATTGTCTGTGCCAGGAGTTAGTATTCTAAATGCTGTATCTGTTGCTTTGAACAATACATTGTCCATAGGCATCATGATGTAGGCATCACCCTTAGCATCTTCGTGGAACATACCACTAGCACTAAGTCCGATATGCGCTAGACGCATACGATAAAGAACTGTAGGAGATACATCCTTTAAGCGATACATACGGCGCTGGAAGTCTTCAGTTGCACGATAGAACCGACCTACTGTGCGAACAGAGATAGCAAAATTAGAACGGATAGATGGATTATCAACAAACTTTAATACAGTATCTGTTGCTTCATTCATTACCAGTTCAGTAAAGTACTTTTCGCTTACATCCTTAGCACGTTGTTCTATCTTAGCCAACTCATGAGGTAGTGGACCCATATTGTTTGCATCCTTATGAGCCTCAATCATCCTTGCTCTAGTCTGGTTATAGTATCCTTTTTCAGTACCAGCATAGGCTTTACGCAACTTCATGTATGTAACCATTACAGCCTTTTGACGGACAAGGGCGTTGACCTGCTTATCCATTGCTTCCATCATGCCATTGCCGTAGCGCTTAAATACACTCTCTGTATCTGCAAAGTTAGGGAACTCAACGCGTGTATTAATAATACCGCTAGGCTTAAAGCCTTTTGTTGCCTCATCAAATCTAGAAAGGTCAATACCAGCAGCAGCCTTCATCCACTTATCTGCAATTAAGCGACCAGTTTCTTCTTCTTTAACTAAAAGTTTGTAGTAATTATCTTTAATTTCTTCAAGAAGTTTATCGTTAAACTTACCTGGTCCACCATGGAAAGTATCACGCATATCCATAAGCATGCGGTTTACATAAATCTGTGCAATTTCCGCATCAGTCTTGCCAGCCTGACGCTGGAACACTGTATCTCCGAAATAAGATAGAAGTTTCTTTACAGCCTTCTGTCCCTGCTCTGTTATTTCCCAGCCACCATCTGTCTGAGTCATACCAAGACGAGTCAACATACCGTTTGCGGCACGCTCTAAATCTTCAGGCGTGCGTAATCCATCATTAGCAAAAAATGCTTTTGCTGGTGCAATACGATATCCATCTTCAAGTTTTAATTTACCGTGTTGACGTGGAGTAGCAAAACGAATGTACCAGTTGTCATAGTGAGCAATGGTTGCATAGATTGGATTGGCTGCATCAAGGTCTTCAATCTTAATCTCTTGATATTTGCCAGTCTTAAATCGCTTTTTAGCAACTTTCTTTGCAATCTGCTCTTCTGTATACTTGCCAGTCTTGCGAAGTATTGCTGCTTCTGCATCTCTACCAGCCTTGTTTAAAGCATTGGTTAGTTCTGAAACGTTAATCTGTTCTGAAAGAATCTCATTATCAAATCTTCCAGCAAGGCTTGTTCGTGCAGACATTGAGTTAGCCATTGAGTATAAAACATCTGGATTATGAATCATAGCCTGTGTCCAGAAGTCAACTTCGTCTTTGCTAAATCCTTTTAAGGATACAGCAGCAGCATCTGCTAACGCTCTATTAAAATCAATTTGTCTAACAGCCTGAACTGGAACACCACGTCCATTGTCTGCCTGTGCTGCTATCTTTTCAATAAGGTTATTTCTAAAATCAATACCTAATGCTTCAGAATCAACCTCTTTGCCAAACAATTTTTTAAACGCAGTAACAACTGGGTCTTCTGCAGCGGCTGAGCCAGTATATCGCGCTGATGCTTTACCTAGTTTATTACCTTCACGTCGTGCAAATGCAAGTAAATCTTTTCCAGGTGCAGTAAGTGCATACATAAATCCTTCGTCAATGGCAGAACGGATACCAAGACGTGGGAAAAGCGTGAAGATAGACCAGAAGTCAACAAAGTCTTTAGCAAATTTACTCTTAGTTGCCCCACCTACAGCGTAGATAAGGCTCTTCTTTGACTTAATGCTGTATGCCTCACGGGCAATCTCTTCCAAAGGTAGCGGTCCAATAGCACCAGCCAACTGTGATGGTTGAATTGCGCTAGCACCTGTAGAATATGCAATTCCATCTTTAAAATACACAGAACCTAGTGGCATTTTAGCAACAAAGTCTGGGTCAATAACCGTATCTACGGTGTTGGAAAAACCAGAGCGGTTATTAAACGTACCCTTAAGCATTTCTTCCATAATCTTTTCGCCATCTGATGTGCCAGATAAGCCAGAACGATGCATGATTGCACCATAAAGATTACGAACAACAACTACTTGCTCATCTTCTGTAGACCTTAAGAATCTTTGTGCCACAAAATCAGCCATATCACGTGGCAATACCAAACGTGCATAGTTACGAACAGTATCAATAGTCTTGATTGCATCTTCTCCTACGAGAATTTGCTGTCCTGCTGGGTTACGGGCTGCTGCTCTACCAAGAAGCATTAATTTCTTTTTAAATCCCTTTACATCAGAATCAATTTCAAGAAGGTCGGATATATTTGGATTAACAGCCTTGTCTGATTTTTCACCAGAGTCAATTAATGTATCCCATGTGTTTTCGCCAGTTGCTTTACGTCCCGCTGTATCAACTTGCTTGCCATTAAATACTTCATCAAGTTTATTACGCAATCCGTCACTAAGACGACGCTCACGTCGTGCAGTAACTACGCCATTTCTACGGAATGTAATACCGTCAAGGCGACCAGATAGTAAATAGTGCACATTCTCTGCACCACTAAATGTTTTCTGCGCTGAGTCTGCATCGTATACTTTATTGCGGACTAGGAAATCAAGGGCTTCGTCATTATTATAGCCAGGAAACTCCTGACCAATCTTACGACGAAGATTTGCCCTCTCTAAACTTCCTGCTTCTGTTTCAGCAAGTTGTTTAACACGTGGACCAAGTTGTTCTTGCCATAACTTTTGAACACCTTTGTCTTGGAATACCCTAGATACACCGTATGCAACGTCACCATTAGCAGCGGCTTTACGATACATCTCTGCTAGTTGGGTACCCTTAGTAGCAGCCTTAGTTGCACCGCCAGTAACCCATGTAAGTGGGTCAATAACTAATTGATAAATAAAGTCAACAGCGCCAGAAATTCTAGATTCTGCATCGCTTATATAATCACCTGCTGGTCCACCATTTCTTGGTGGCTTAGGTGCTAAAAATCTAACTAAATCACGACCAGGAGATACCTGTGCAAACTTTGTTGCTTCAAGTATATTTGTAAACTTATCTGGATTATTAAAAGCGTCTTCTACTGCTTGTGTAATTTCTTGGTTGAGCGTTCCGTAACTTTCAAGGATTTCTCCAGGCTTCTTCCCTGAGAGTAATCCCTGTGCCACATAAACATTTGCTTTACCAAATTGGTCTGTAACATTTTGAAGAGCGGCATTGTCATAGATATTTTTTCCATCCCACGCATCTGACCAAACCTTGGCAGAAAAGATATCCTTACCTTGCGCGACTTGGCGACCAACAAGGTATGGGGCGTTAATAACACGGTTGTATGCACCTGCAACTTTAAACAAAGCAATAAGTGGGCTGGCTACAGCCTTAGCGCCAAACTTTAAAACACCTAATGCTCTGTCAGAAAAATCAGGTGGTTCTTGCATATAGTCTGCTTTACCAAAGAAAAATTTTAAACCCTCTTGAGCATTAGGGTCAAGACTATCGTAGGCAGCACGTGCTTCATCTGTGCCTAAGCGATTAAGTTCTTTGTTTTTCTTCAATGCCCATGACATTTGTTCTACATGGTTTTGTTCATCTAAAGAAAGATTGGCTCTCTGCGCTGCTGCATAGATGTTAGGAGACACCTGAGCAACGATTGGATTAAGCACCTTCATTAAAACCCACTAAATTGTTGGGCTATAAATTCTGCTTCTCCAGTGTCATCAAACATAACAAGTTTGTTAATTGTATCCATTACGTTTGGCGTAATTGAACGTGGCATATCCATAAGCAATTCGCTTCCGCCACCAGGACCACGATTAATACCAGCAGTACCTGGTTCATCTGGTGCCATACTTGGCGCTTCTAGTGATACAGGCTGTGGCATATCTGGATATGGATTACCAGCCATAGGTGCTTGAACTTGGCTGTTGTATGTAGCCTGTCCCTGTCCGTATGGAAGTCCAGGCACATATGTTGCAGCCTGCATGTCCATCTTTCCGCTTTGTCCGTTGCCACCTACTGCTGAAACATTAAATGGTGAGTATTGAGAACCACCGTTAGGACCACCCGCGCCGTTTTGTCCAGTTGGATTATTAATCGCCATCGTCGTTATCCTCCTCATCATCTACAATTTTTTCTATCTTGCCAATAGAATCTCGGTTGTATTCTTCCGCCATTTTCATCATGCCATAGGCATTCCATGGGGTCATTGCGTCACTTACCTCTGTATGTAAGTATCTGTTCCCCTCGTAATCAGCCCACTCGGAAACAAGTAGCCAATTAACGCAGATAAAATTATCGCCTTCAGCATCTAACTCGGTTAGAATGCTAAGTGCTTCTTCCATCTTTTGTTTAAATTTATCCATTACTCATACTGTGTTTCAACAATAATTGGTTCTGCAGTATGAACATCCCACCTAGACGCAATCGCAATTGCGTTTCTTACCACCGACTCTGCACCCTCTGCTTCGAGATATGGATACTGAGCCATAAGTGCTTCCATTGCACCAAGAGCAATGTCGCCACCGCTCCCAGAATAGTAGATACCGCGAGTATCACGGTCCCAAGAATAATCTTCAAAAATAGGATAGATAGTTCCCCGCACAACAACAAGGAACGATGAATCGTGTTCCGCAACATCCCCATCTTCTTTCATGTCGTATCCAGCATCAATGAATAATTTACGCATTGATGGAATAAACTTTTGCGTTATAAATTTATCTAGGTTCTCTGATGCAGTTGGCTTGGGTGCTTTCCACCCAAACTGTAAAAGATTTGAACCACGACTTGCACCCGAACCTGCAATTAAGATTCCGTTATTCTCAATAATCTTATGAGTAGCAAGGTTCATAGGACGACCTGATTCATCAGATGAACGTGAGTCACATCCGATTACAGCCCAACCATCTCCCTGAATAGCAGCAAGTGTTGTCATGGTCCCCTCCTTTGCTAACTACGCATTGATGTTCGTGCTGAGGCGCTTGCCTTACCACTAGAAGTTAAACTAGAAAGTAGTGTTTGAATATCTGGCTGTCCTTGTCCTCCACCCATTTGAGATGGAAGAGCGCCTCCTGCTGGCGCAGCGGGAGCAGGGGACGGTTGCTCAACCGTTGGTGCACCAGCAGGAGGTAGTTCTGGAGTGAAGACTTCGTTAATTGCATCTTCAATCGCTACGCCCTTCTGGCGAGCCTTGATGACATCTGCAATTTTCTTCACGATATCACTTGGGTCCCCACCACTAGCAGCCATTTGTGGAATGGCTTGCGTGTAAGCCTGTAGTGAACCTACAAGCGCATTACGCATTTCTTCAATTTCAATCTTCTCTTGCTCCATTGTTACGTTAATTCCAAATGGAAGTTCGCGTTGCGCTAGGTCCTTAGAAATTAACTTACCGCCCAATGCCTGAAGCATAAAAATAAGTCCCTGTGCTGGATTAAGACCAGCAAGCATTCCGTAGCGAACATCCGCTGAGTAGTCGCCCTTAATATCCTTTGATGGTGTGTAGTCAAGTGAGTATGGTGAGCCAGCATCTACGCCACGAATTGTCTTTTCAAAGTTAAATAGTTTTTCATCAACAACAAAACAAAGTGAAATAACATCTTTGAGTGCTGAAGCAAAGATTGCTTGGGCTGACTTGACTTGTGTATCAAATCCACCCATAAGGGCTTGAACACCCTGTCCCGTAATAATGGATGCGTCAATGTTTCCAGTACGTCCCTCTGGATAACGCGTTCCCATTCTTAGTTCTTGCTGTAGTAATTGTTGCTCAGTAAACGCTCCTGGTGGAATGTTTAAGTCAACTCGTCGCACACTCTGCGGTGAATTGGTACGAATGATTGCATCTGCACCGAGTTGAAGTTCTTGAACGTCGGTTGGAACAACGATTGGTGCTTGAACAGATTTCTCTGCTGCTTCCATCGCAAGTAATGCGAACCTATTACGAAGCAACTGAATACCTAGAACATCATCAAACTGTCCGCGCATTTCGCCATCAATAGATGGACGTCGTGCCACTACTACCATCATCTTGCCAGTTGGGTTTTTAACCGCTGACAACACAAGGTCCTTTCTGGAAGGAACATAGATTATTGATTGGTCCTTATCGTAATAACGAACAATCTCAATCTGTGAAGATAAGTCTTGACGATATCCGTCACGACCTAATAACTCTCCAGAAAACTCTGGGAACTCTGCAACAAGTTCCCCTAGTGATAGGGAGTAGCGTTTAGCGAAGGCGGTACAACGTCCATAGCGGTCAAATTCTGGGTAAGCCCCGATAGGACTTTCTATGCGGATACGTGGTAGCCCTGCTTCTTCGTCTAATTCAATTATGAATGGGACT